GAGAACCGTTCGGCCCAGGCGCTGGTTAATATTGCGGGGAAAATGGCCAGCCGTCTTCTGACGAGCATGGAGCAGTACCTCTCCAAGGAGTGGGTTGTTGACGGCTCGGCTGCGGGCAACGAACTCCGTTTCCACGGCGTTGAGAGTTTCCTTGGTCTTGCTTCTACGCCCCAGACGATCAGCGTCACCACCGGCGCGCTTCGCAGCCGGAATGACGCTGATCCGTTCTACGCACCGTCCGATACCTACGCCGGTCTTTCGACCGTGCTGGGTGCGTACGGCGGTTCGCAGATCAGTGGCGTCTGGCCCAACGGCTCGGCCGACCCGGAGTTTGACTTTTACTCTCCGATTATTGTCCAGGGTCTTAGCACCTACTTCAATGCGACCGGGAACACTTGGTCTGCCAACTGCGTGAAGGCGGTGCGTGAAGCAATTCACCAAACCCGCCGAAACGATAGTAAAGAGGATCAGGTTGACATGTTGCTGTTTGATCGACGCAGCTACATCGACTTCCTGAACTCGCTGGACTCCAAGGAGCGTGTGATTGTCAGCCGTACTAACGGCCTGCGGTCCTACGGTTTCACCGATGTGTTTGAACTGGACGGGGTGGAAATCGGGAGCGAAAACTCTGTTCCTGCCGGCACCGGCTACGGCCTGTCTGTGGGCAACATTGAGCTTCTGTGCATGGAAGGCCAGCTGATGAATTCAGAGGGACCGTTCTATGACGAAATCACCCAGCAGTATCGATACGTTGTTTCGACGCTCGGCAACCTGAAGTTTAAGTCGCCGCGCAACTTCTTCAAAATCATCACCGCCTGAGAAAGGACTATAGTCACAATGGGACTGCAAACTGATCCTCCGTTCGGTCTTGGTCAGACGCTTGGTCTGGATACTCCGAATGACAGTCTGTACGGTATTACTAACGGTTCGTACGGCGATAACTGGGTTGGCTGTGTGAAGGAGTTCACCGATGTGAACCCCGTCAACGGCCAGGTCCGCAGCAATCGTCGCAAGGTCTGCATCGCTGTTCGCAACACCTCGGGCGTTGCCCTGCTGCCCAAGCGGGTTGTGCGTCTCGGTGGCACGGGCAAGGCTCTGTTCGGCGCGGCTGACGGCTATGCCGCTAGCACCAACGAGGCGCTAGTTGGCGTGGTGGACGAGTTCCTCCCTGCCGCTGGCGTTGCGGCGAACGATGTGTTCTGGGTAACCGTGGATGGCCCGACCGAAGTTTCGGTAGCCCTCTCCGGTTCGGACATCACCGTCCGCGGTGCCCTGTCGGTGATCACCGCTGCAGCCAGCACCTCAACCACGGCTGGCCGCGTGACGTTGTCCCCGCTGTCGTCCAGCACCGCTGGTGCCAACGACAACGGCATCGGCGTCATCGGTTACGCATGCAGCACGGGCGCTACGACCGGCTCGGCCGTTCTCGCCCTGGTTCGGACTCGGGCTTCGTAATTTGCCCTTCACGGGCTTTCGGGGGCGGGGCCAGGGTGGAAACATCCTGGCCCCGTTTTCTATATGGATCAACCACCGGCAATCCAGAACCTGGACTTCCTGCGGCAGCTGATCGCTGAGATACGTGATCTCCCGCAAGCCGACGCTGAACGTCTCCGCATGTTCTACGGCACGGGCGTTGGCACAGACGGCATAACCACTCAGCAGGAGGATCGATGACATCCATAATATTCAATCCGTTTGACGCGACTCAGCAGAAAAACATGCGTGAATCGACTAAATACGGCTGGAACACTGGAGTCACCAACAACGCAGATGGCTCTATCACTGAGCATGGCATCTGGGATTCCAACACAGGGAAACGCACAGGGGATAAAACCTACTCCAGACCGACAGCGCCTAACACTACGTACAGCGACAAAGCACCTGACATGTCGGCGTACGCGCAGACCGCTCCAGCTTCTGGTTCTGCGGCTACCTCGCCCTACGCACGCTACGGTGTTCCGCCAATCCAAGGCCCAAGCGGTGGCTGGACTCCTCCGCAAGGCGGTGGCACAGTTCGCACAGGCGGCGATTTCCCGCGGCAAAACGATCTGTCTGGGCAGGTGCCGTCAAATCAGATTTGGGGGCAGGCTTACAACCAAGCATCTGGCGGCAATGCGCAGGCGCAGTCTTGGACGATGCCTGGTTCATCTGTTTCGCAAGGCTACAACCCGACAACGGGTCAATACGGCCAGCCGACCTTCGGGCAAAGTTTTGACGGGAATATGGCCTACAACGCCATCGACCAACGTCCAGGTCCGATCCAGGTATCTGCAACGGGCGTTGGCGGAAACCCGATGCAGTGGCAGGATGCCATGACGCAACGAGAGGCGTTTGTTGGAAACCTCTCCGACCGGCTGAACCAGTACAGCGGTGGTCAGCTTGGTGGTCCGGTCACCTTTGACCCCAATCAACTGCTTGGACAGGCAAACGACCAACTAGCCAACGGCACGTTCTTCAATCCTTTCTCACAGCAGAACCCCGATGTTCAGCGAGCAATGGGTAATGCGAGCCAGTTTGCGTCCGGCACTCAGTGGCAGAACCCTTTCGGGAATAGCCCGCAGGCCAACAACCCCAGGCCGTCTTTCGGAGTGGGTGGCCAGCCGCCAGTGATGAACACTTCTGACCAGAACCAGCCACGGACCACTGGCGGCGCGCAGCCCCCAAGAGAATCCCCTGTGGCGACACCGCAACCCTTCAATCCTAGCGGTGTGCCCCCATATGCCAACCCGCCAAGGCCAGCGCCAAGTTGGATCACACCTCCAGGTGCCGCTCAGCCCAAGCCAGATCGTTCGCAAGGCACAGCCTACAACCCGTCGAACCCAAGACCTTCTCTGCCGCCTGTCGATCCAATCAACTCGCAGTTGGAAGACCAGAAGCGGGCCGCGGAATATCGCGCGAAGAACAACATACAGCTGCCTCGCAGCCAGCCGACGCAGAACACCGCAACTAGCGAGCGCCCGCAGCCCAATTCGCCTTTGCGCGGACCTCTTCCGATGGACTTGCAGGAGCAGGTCGCGATCAGCGATTTGCGCTCGTCTGGACGGGATACTCCCGAAAACATTGCTGGCGTTCGGGATTTGTTCAGGGTTCTCAGTGACGGCAAGCAGAACCCTAGCAAGTACCCCGCGGGCGGTGGCCAAGTCCCTGCCCAACAGCCGCGCCGGGAAGCACCACCCGCAGTCCAATCGGCGGCCCGTAATGTTTCGCCGATAAGGGCACCTCGGAACATGGTGATCGTCCCAGTCAATAGACGCGGCAGTTCCGCCAGGTTCGGTGGCATGCGTCAGAACGGCGACAATCGTCGTTGACGCACGCTTTGTAATACTGTAGACTTGTACACCTATCCCCGGGGTGTGAAATGCAACAGAAGTTCACTATTGGTTTCTGCACGTTCTCTTATGGCGGCAATGGCGGCATCTCCTCTGAGGTGCCGGACATTCGGGAGTGGATGCTTCCGGCGACCACCAGCCTGTCGCAGGATCCGCGAGTAGCCCGAATCCAAGTCTGGAATCTCTCCGATACGCCGATCACCATGACCCGCAACCGCGCCGTGCTGATGGCGCGCGAGTATGGCGTGGATGTCTTGGTGATGATTGATTCCGATATGAAGCCCGACATGTACTCGGGCCAGCCGGACGCCAAGCCGTTCCTGTCCTCCTCCTTTGACTTCTTGGTGGATCATTACCCCAAGGGTCCGGTGGTCATCGGCGCGCCCTACTGCGGCCCGCCGCCCCATGAGAACGTCTACGTGTTTCGCTGGCAGGCCCACCAGTCAGCAAACGCCAATCCCGACTTTAAGCTGGAGATGTACGACCGGGATACGGGGGCCAAGATGGCTGGCATCCAAGAATGCGCCGCCCTCCCCACGGGTCTGATCATGTACGACATGCGGGCGTTTGAGGTGACTGAACCCAAGACAGCCGCGGACAATCCGTGGTTCTATTACGAATACCCCGACAAGTACCAGTCGGAGAAGTCTTCCACAGAAGATGTGACGATGACCCGTGACCTCTCGCTCGCCGGGACTCAGAAGCTGGGCTACAACCCTGTGTTCTGCAACTGGGATGCGTGGGCCGGTCACTGGAAGCCCAAGTGCGTTGGCAAGCCCCAGATCGTCCAGGCACAAGACATCAGCGCCAAGCTGAAGCAGTGCTGGGAAGCCAACTACGACCACAGCGTGAAGCTGATGGATCTACGGCCAAAGTGGAGTGTGAAACCTGTCTGAGTACAAGGCGTGCATCCAGTGCGGGACTTCCTATGAGTTGACCCCAACCCACTGGCATAAGTCGAAGGACGGGTTCCACGCGCGGTGCCGCCGATGCCGCAATGCCCATGAGAAGAAGGCCCGCAAGAAGAAGACCAACAAGAAGCTTGCGGAGATTGAGAAGGGCGCGGTCGATCTGTTCGTAGCCTCTGCCAGGATCGGGGGAGCCAACATCCCCCACTCATCGGAACTCTTGGAGGTTCTGATGGAATACTTCGGCGGGGTGCGCGGGTTCGCAAACTGCTACATGAAGCAGCTGTTCGACTCCCCTTCCGGCGGCGCATTCCGCACCAAGATGCTGGACACCGTTGTTCGATTGGTGTCTGCGAACACCGCCATGGGTGGTGCAAAGAAACCGCTCACCGCTTGGAGCGAGGAGGAGCTAGAGGACGAGTTGCGCCAGCGAATCTTGGAGGCGGCAACGACAATCACAGTTCAGGGTATCCCTTTGAAGGAGTTGCAACATGGAGTGCAAAACGTGCCGGTGGTGGGAGCAGACAGTGGATCGGCACGGCCAGTGCCACCGCTACCCACCGCAACCGATGGCCAATGAACCGATGGACGTTCATCCGGTGACTGTAGACATCGACTACTGCGGAGAGTATGCGCAAGCACCCTCAGATCCCCCCACCGCCGCCACCTGAAGAACCGGCGGTCCAAGGCATCACGCAGCATGCTCTCAATCAGCTGCGCGATGTGCAGATCGAACTGGCTGAACGCCGGATCGAAGCTTTGCGTCTGTATTGCCCCATGCCCAAGCAGGAGGAGTTCCACCAGTGCATGGCGAGCGAGCGCCTTCTGATCGGCGGCAATCGGTCAGGAAAATCGGCAGCAAGTTTCGTAGAGGACGCACGCGCGGCCACCGGACAAGACCCGTACGGGAAGTATCCCAAGGAGGGCGGGAATCTGGTGATCATCGGGAGGAACTGGCCCCACATCGGCCTTGTGGTTGTGCCGATGCTGTTCCGTGCCGGTGCATTCAAAATGATTAAGGACGAGACAACGGGCCAGTGGCGGGCCTTCAGACCGGGGGAGGACGATCCCTCCAAGGCAAAACCAGCCCCGCCCCTCATCCCACCTCGCATGATCAAGGAGATGAGTTGGGTGCTGAAGAACGCCAGCTACCTCAACAAGGCTGAGCTTACTAACGGTTGGACTATTAACTGCTTCTCTTCCGAAGGCGAACCACCACAAGGCTTCCAAGCTGACTTAGTTCACATTGATGAGGACATTAATAATGAAAGGTGGGTTGGGGAGATGCAGGCCCGTCTTGCAGACCGCAAAGGCCGGTTTGTTTGGTCGGCTATGCCCCATAGTAAAAACGATGCGCTGCTGGGATTGTGTGAACGTGCGGACAAGGCAGAGGAAGAGGGGCGTGAGAACCCCATTATTAAGAAGTTCACCCTGCGCTTCCTGGATAACGCCCATATCGACCAGGAGGAGAAGAAGAAGAACATTGAGCGGTGGTCTGCCTTGGGGATGGACGAGCTTCGCATGCGAGCGGAGGGCGAGTTCACCACGGAAAGCACGCTCATGTACCCGTCGTTCAATCCTGCTGTGCATGTTCTGCGGCGAGAGGATTTACCCGATGGACGGGTTCCGGCGGACTGGACGCGCTATGTTGCAATCGATCCTGGCCACACGGTCCTTGCGTGCGTGTTTGGAGCGGTTCCCCCAGATGAAAAGTTCCTTCTCATCTACGACGAACTGTACATCCGGCAGGCCAATGCGTTGATCTTCGGTGACCAGTTCGCCCAGAAAGCCGATGGGCAGAACTACCGGACGTTCATCATCGACATGCACGGCGGCATGCTCCGAGACTTGGGGTCTGGTCGGCTTCCCCATGAACTGTACTCCGAAGAACTGAAGAAGCGCGGCATTAAGTCCCAGATGAGCGGGTACGGATTCATCCCAGGCTCAGACGACATCCCGGCCCGCACAGCCCTCGTCCGACAGATGCTCCACATCCGCGGAGACGGGACGACCAAGCTGAAGTTCTTGGACGGTGCTTGTCCGAATCTCATGCGCGAGATCCGCCGCTACCGGAAGAAGACGACCACAGTCAACGGTCAAATCTATGTGACCGACGAGCCTCAAAGCCGCGGGGAAGTCCACGCCATCCAGAGCGTGGAGTACCTCTGCGCGTACGAACCAAAATACCACGCACCCCCAAAGACCTATGGCCCCGATCCATGGTGGGTGCGTTACCTCGCGGAGAAACGCCGCAGGCAGCAGTCGTCCGAAGACAACTGCATTGTTCTCGGGCCAATGGGGAGTAGACGACAATGAGCGATTACGTGATGCCGACAGCGGAGCTTGGTGACTGGGTGTTGTTCCGTGCCCATGAGGGCGCGGAGACGGTCCCGGCTGTGGTGACCAAGGTAAGCCAGAGAACCCTCACCCTGTGGGCCTTGGCCCCCGGGTACGGCGGGAACGAGAAGCCAAGCGTCCACCATGTCACCGACCCCGGTGTGAATGAGTTCCCGGCCTGGAAGGACTACGGAAACTGGGAACACAAGCCCCAGAAGAATGCGATTCTGGCCGAGAAAGTAGCCCTTCTGGAGAAGAAGGTAGCGGAGTTGGAGAGCCGAAAGGGCAAGTGAGGGCACTTACCTATAGGAGTTCTCCATGGATAAACCGCTTCGTCCAATCGTTGCCCGCTGGCTAGAGTGCATTAAGCAGGCGACTGCCCATAAGCGTCCGTTCACAGAGGACGCTGACGAGGCGATGAACTTCTTCGCGGGCGACCCAGATTTCATGTGGAAAGATGGGTATGCCCGCGGGGAGAGGGGCTACAACAAGGGCATGACGCCCCCGGCGTTCCGCATGCAGGTCAACCGCGTGTGGGAGGCGGTGCGTCTGTTTACCGCGGTCATCCACCACCGGAACCCAAACCGCGCGGTGACCCCCAAGGAGTACCCGATCATCGGGCCTGCACTCCTTGGCATCCAGCCCCAGCCCCCCGTACCGGCCATGGGACCGGACGGCCAGCCCATCGTTGGACCGGATGGCCAGCCGGTGATGATGCCTGACCCGGGCATGCAGATGTACCAGCAAGGCTTGCAGGAACAGCAGATGATGCTGGAGAAGCGCAAGCTCGTCTCCCGGCTTCTAGAAGACTATCTCAACTACACGCCCAATGAGTTGGATCTGAAGAAGCATTCTCGGAAGGTCGTTGAGGAAGCGTTCATTAAGGGTGCGGGTGTCTGGTGGCATGAGCTTTACTCGCCCCCTGGTTCGCAGCTGAAGATGGCTGGGAGTTTCTACGACTCCATCGACAACCTCGTCTGGGATCCCGATGCCGACGAGTTTGAGGACATCCGCTGGGCCGCTCGCAAGCGCGTCCAGCCAGTGGACGAGGTGGCTGCGAAGTTCGGCCTGTCCCGGGAGGATCTGAAGGGGCACATCGAAAGCTACTCGTCCCGCGGCGACAACAACGAGCGCGGGTTTGAGTACAAGAAGAAGCTCGGAAAGACCAACGACCTCATCGTCTACTGGGAGGTGTACTCCAAGACAGGGTTCGGTGACCGGCTCAAGAATGGCGACCAAGACCTCCGTGGCAAGTTCGATGCGTTCGGCCCCAACTGCTACATCGTTGTGGCAGAGGGAGTTGATTTCCCACTGAACATGCCAGAGCAAATGCTTCAGGAAGAAGTGGATGAGACTGGCGTGCCGCAGGCGATGTTTATGGCGGCTCAGTGGCCTATCCCCTTCTGGGCAGAACCAGGCGGCTGGCCGTTCACTCCGCTCGCGTGGCACGGCAAGCCGGGGTACAGCTGGCCCATCAGTATGATTCGTCCCGGGATTGGCGAGCTTCGATTCATCAACTGGGCGATGAGTTTCCTCGCCACGCGCATCGCCACTAGCGCGCAAGTGCTGATCGGCGTAGCGAAGTCGGCCGACCCAGACCTGAAGGCGAAGATCCTAGAGAAGGACGAGGGCGGCTTTAAGATCGTTGAGATTTCTGAAGCCATCGGCCGGTCGGTCAACGATGTGATCTCAGTCTTCCAGATGCCTGGTGTCACATCGGACATGTACCAGATCATCTCCGAAGTCACCGCGCTGTTCGACCGGCGAGTGGGTCTGACAGAACTCATTTACGGTATGACCAGGAATTCCTTCAGGTCAGCGGCAGAGGCGACCGTGAAGGCTGAGCAGATTTCGGTCAGGCCGGACGACTATGCAAATATCTTGGAAGACGCTTTGTCTCTCGTCGCCCGCAAGGAAGCTCTCCTCGCCCGCTGGCTGATTGGCCCGCAGGACGTTGCCCCGCTCCTTGGGCCGATGGCTGCGCAGGCGTGGCAGATGCACGTTCAGAACGAAGACCCCGATTCGGTGGTGCGCGAGTATTCGTACCGCGTCGAAGCTGGGTCGGTGAAGAAGCCCAACGTCGCCACACGCATTGAGAACATCACCAATGCGATGCAGATCCTCGCTCCGATCAGTCAGGGCTTGCTGCAGGCCGGTAGGCCGGAACTGTTCAATGCTCTGTTGGAGGATTGGGGCAAGGCCATGAACGTCGATGTGACGCGGTACATGGTTCCGCCTCCTCCTCCCCCACCACCAGGCCCGCCCCCCGAAGGACAGCCAAATGGAAATCCCGGTTGAAGTTAAACGCGCTGGCGAAGAAGCCATCGCCACGTACAAGCGCGCCCTGCCCTATGGCGAGAAGTGGGCCGCTATGGTCGCCATGCAGACGCCCCCAGGCACCAAGGGCACCGACCGTGCGTTCATGGAAGGTCGGATGAACAACCAGCAGCTGGACGACATGCCCGTCCGGCAGGCTAAGTATGTAGCCGCGGAAGCCAAGAGCGCCGGAATCAATATCTCGGGCAAGCACTATGTCGGCGGGATTGCCGACAAGCGAGGCTGGCGCGATCCCGAAGCGTGGGTGTCAAACAACGACGATGTCCTCAAAGTCGCCCATAAGCGCAGGCTCGCAGTGAGCGGCACGGTGAACTACGACCCCGGTCCCGCGGAACCCAAGCGCAAGCTGATCAGCGAGTCGATTGTGCGAGAAGCGGTCGCCAAGGAGAAGAGGCTGAATCCCTCTGCCAAGGTCAGCGATCTCAGGCAGAAGGTGATTGAGAAGCACGCCTATCGGGCAAAGGGGCGCGGCGTATGAAGGGCTACAAGCTCGTTCAGTTTCGGCGCGGTACGGCGGCGGAATGGAGCAGCGAAAATCCCATTCTTTCTGCTGGCGAGATGGGCTATGAGCGGGATGTCCCGCTGACCTTGGGGCCGTCTACCGACACGTTCGACTACACCGATCCTGCTTTCGGTTCCGGGGCAATCAAAATCGGTGACGGGGTGACGAGGTGGAACGATCTTCCGTACCTCCTCAATGCCCTGCGGTTCTCGCTCCCATCGTCTAGTGATGTGGAAGTGACAGACATTAGGACCGGCGACGTTCTGCGATTTTCTAGCGGCAAGTGGCGTAATTACTCGGAGACACAACTTTTCGACGGGGGGAGTTTTTAAATGGCGACATTACGGATCAAACGGCGAGCAAGCGGCGGCGGTTCGGGGGCGCCTAGCGGTCTGGCCAACGCCGAGCTTGCATTCAATGAACAGAGTTCCGTGCTTTACTATGGAACAGGCACTGGTGGCGCAGGCGGCACGGCCACGCAAGTCATCGCCATCGGTGGATCGGGTGCGTTTGCCACGCTGGCCTATGTCGATGCAGCTGTCGCAGCTGGCGGCGGGAACGTCGATCTGTCTGGCTACGCCCAGCTGGCCGGTGCGTCCTTCACCGGCAACGTGACGGTCGGCGGCAATCTGACGGTCAACGGGACGACGACCACCATCAACAGCACCACGGTCAGTGTCGATGACATCAACATCATTCTGGGCGACACAGCCTCGCCGTCAGACGCCACATCCAACGGTGGCGGCATCACGCTCAAAGGGAATGGCGACAAGACTCTGACCTGGGTCAGCGCCACCGCAGCCTGGACGAGCAACCAAGATTTCAACCTTCTGACCGGCAAGGTGTATGAGATCAACGGGACTAGCGTCCTCTCGGCCACCGCGCTTGGAACGGGGGTCACCGGCTCCAGCCTGACGAGCGTAGGCACAATCGGTACGGGAACGTGGCAGGGCACCGCGGTAGCAGCGGCATACGGTGGTACGGGCCTGACATCGGCAGTCAACGGACTCCTCAAAGGAAACGGCTCGTCGTATTCCCTAGCGGTGGCTGGCACCGATTACTTGGCACCAGACTCCGATATCAACGGGGGCACGTTCTAGGTGGCTACCGTTCGGATCCTCCGATCAACGACTGCGGGAAACGCACCTGCATCGCTCGTCTCTGGTCAGATCGCCATCAACGAAGGCGACGGGAAGCTGTTTTATCGCAACAGCGCTGGTGCTGTCGCAGAGCTTGCGGGTGCGGATTCGCTGTTGCGATCACTCTTCGTACCTCCTGCACCCACCGGACTTACTGCGACCCCTGGTAACGGACAGGCAACGCTATCTTGGACGGCTCCGACAGGCGTAATCGCACAGGCACCGATCACGGACTACCGGGAGCAGTACAGCACAGACAACGGCTCAACATGGACGACGTTCTCGGCGGCGGCATCGACGGCGACGACTGCCACCGTGACGGGGCTGACCAACGGCACTGCATATGTGTTCCGCGTTGCTGCGGTGAATGCGGTTGGCGTTGGGGCTTACACTGCGGCTAGCAGTG